GTGATGGCCGTTGAATCGCTGGTGTTGGCCTCCAATTGGAGACTATAAGCGACTTGCTCGTCTATGGTTGCAATTTTACCTGCAGTGGTAGACCACACTGGTGTTGCCATTAATCTTACTCCTTACACGGGTATTTATTGACGATTACCGGCTATTATTCTGTGTACGAATCCAGTGTTCCAGGTGCTGTTGGAGGTTCTCACGCTCTGTTTTATCCTGTTCACGTCGTATGGCCTCCTCCAAGCGTTTGATCTCGGAATGAGCTGTTTTATGCCTACCACGGCCGTTGCTGTGCTTTCTCATTTACTCTTTTATAAAAGACTGTGTTTCTATATTACTACGCTTGATCGTAGAACGGTATTACCCTGAGTGTTCCACCAATCTTGATCTTGATGTAACCTGTTGGTGTAGCCGGCAGTGCATCGCCACCTCCCGCCGATCCCACAGTTGTCTGTGTGTCGGTCCTGATGTCCAAGAAACCTGTTCCGTCTGTGTCTAACTGCAAGTCAGCGTTTGAAACATGTGTGGTGATCTTGTTGTCTGTGATTGAAACCTGGTCAACCACAACAGAACCAGTACCGTTGGTTTCAAGCACAATGTCCTGGCCTGTGACTTCTGCTGATATCTTGGCATTCGCTCCCATGAAAAGTGTGTTAGCGACCGCAATTTTCTCTGCCGAAAGTTCATTGGGCACGGCAACAAAGTTCCCGTTCAGTGTGACTGTTCCATTTCCGTCTGGAGTTATGGTCACACCGCCATTTGTGTTGGTGGCAGTGATTGTGTTACCATTTATATTCAGGTTGTCAACGTTTACTTCACCGGTCGTGGTCTGTGTCCCTGTGTGTGTGATGTTGCTGTTGATCACAACGGCACCAGTGCCTGATGGATCGATGTTTACATCGCCATTTGTGTCAGTGGTGATTTTTCCTGATGCATCTATGTTAAGGTCTCCGATGTTGAAAGTTCCTGTTGTCAAAGAACCAGAAATTGTGGTGTCACCTGTTGTGATGATGTTGGCTGTACTGAGTGTACCCACCACTGTTGCGTTTGGTATGATTCTGATCTGTCCTGTTCCTGAAGCGTCCAGTTCTAGGTCTGCGTTCGAGGCGTTGGTTGTGATGGTGTTGTCAGCCATCGAAATGCTGTCAACGGTCACCGTGCCTGTCATTGTGGCCGCGTTAATTGTAGGTGCTGTTAGAATTTTATTTGTAAGTGTCTGTGAACCAGTAAGTGTCGCTACGGTTGAATCGATATTTAATGTTACTGTTTGACTACCAGCCACCGACGTTAAGCCTGTTCCGCCTGCAATCGTCAATGATTGAGAATCTAAGTCAACTGCACCTGTACCTGAGTCACCTGCTAGGTCTAAATCCTGTGCCGTGACCTGCGAGTCAACATATGCTTTGATTGACTGTTGAGTTGCAAGTTGTGTGGCTGAATCGGAGGACATGTTGTCCTCGTCTAGGATACCGGTTACTGTTGCACCTGTCGCCAGTGCCAATGATGTCCCAACTGACAATGTGCCACTTAATGTAGTCGCACCTGAAATATTTGCTGTACCATCAACAACTAGACCTTCGTTGATGTTAATGATTGTTGAATCGTCTGAACTCAAGGTTGTGCCAACGAATTTCATTGCACCCAGTTTGATGCTACCTGTGCCGTTTGGTGTGACAGTTATGTCACCGTTGGTGACACCTGTTGTGATAGCGAACGTGTTCACATCTAGGTTCGCGTCCAGTGTGTTGATGTCGTTGTCACTTCCGTAAAGTTCCACGAAGTTGTCGTTGATCTTGTCAAATGCTGTTCTTAGTGGATCACCCGTGCCGTCGTTTGCACTTGATCCGATGTTGATGTTCTGTCTAGCCATACTTTATATTAATCCTTTTTTGTTATGGGTATTTATCTGTAATTCTATAAACCTAATGTAATTATTATAGGTCTATTATTACTCTTTGAAATTTGAACACACAACTATCACTAGTGATATTAGTTGCCAACAGTCTCACATTACCATCGTCTATGTCTGCTGTGAATGTGCATAATGGAACAGTGTGAGAAGTAGTTGACCCAAAAACTGTGATGTAGGCTTGGGTTGTGCTGTCCGCACTTGGACCATGTATCACGTTGGCCTCCACTATCTCGAATCTGCTGTTTGTTGCATCTGTGATTGATATGAAGTATTTTGCACTCCTGTATGTGGCCGATGACCAACTGTCCACTAATGTTGTGGCCGATGTGGCTATTGTGGCTGTGTTGTCGCCGATCTCTGAGTGGTTCAGCGTGGATGGTGATGACAGTGTGACAAATCCTAGGTTGCCTGAACCATCTGTCTTCAACACTTGGTCTGCCGTGCCATCCGCAGTTGGGAAACCAAATCCACTTATCGTGACCGTGCCAGTGCCGTTGCCTGCCAGTTCGAGGTTGGCGTTTGATGCATTTGTCGAAATGGTGTTGTCTTTGACAGCCACCGTGTTGATAACAACAGAACCCGTTCCTGCGGGTGTAATCACGAGGTCTGAATTTGAATTTGTCGTTTTGATCTCGTTGTCCGTTATGTTGATGTTGGAATCTATGGTCAGGTTGTTTATCACCACACTGCCCGTCCCTCCCGGGGTTAGGTTTATGTCCGCGTTTGAACTGGAACTGATTGTGTTGTCTTGCAATGTCAGGTTATCGATGTTAGTTGTTGTCAAGTTGGTTGTGCTAGTGACACTCAATGTTGAAAGAGTCGTCAATCCTGACGGTACCTGTAATGTGGAAGGAAGACTCACTGCGCCTGTGAGAGTACTTGCTCCTGACACGTTCAATGTTCCGTCAACTATCAAACCATCGTTGATGTTGATGGTGGTAGAGTCATCTGAACTCAAACTCGTGCCGTTGATTTTGATTGCACCAAAAACAACCGAGCCAGTGCCGTTGGGCAGTAAATTTATGTTGTCGTTTGATCTTGTTCCCTCGATGTTGTTGTCATTGATCCTGATCGCCGGGAAGGAAACTGCACCTGTGCCAGAAGGTTTGAACACCAGGTCTTCATTGGATCTTGTTGCTGATATTTCGTTTCCGCTGAAACTGAGGTCTCCACCTGACAGTGGTGACAGGTACAGCTCTGTGAACATGGTGTTCACTTTCTGCATAGCGGATCTTAAGGTATCTCCTGTCCCGTCGTTTGCGTTTGATCCTACGTTCAGTGTCTGTTGTGCCATCTTTAAACCTTTATTACCCTCTTGACCAATTTGATCACTTGGTTGTTAGTGTTATTTACTGTTCCTAGCAGTCTTACGTTGCCGCCCGAGATGTCCGCTGAAAGATCCACGGAGTCGTATATGGTTGATCCGTCACCATCACCATTGGTCGCCGCACCAAATGAGCTGACATATGCGTTTGTGCCGTCGTGTGTGACATTGGCGTCTATTATCGTGTATCTGTCCGCAGTCGCGTCTGAAATCTGTATGTGGTACTTGGCACTCCTGTATGTGGCCACGGCAAATGAATCTATGACCTGTGCTGAACTGTTGCCCGTTATCGTGGCCGTGTTGTCCTGAACGTCTGTGTCAGACACAACGAATGGGAAAACCACGGTTGATAATACTTTGCTCGCATTGGTCTTGATCAATTGTCCCGCCGTAACTGTGTTGGGGAATGTGAAACCGTTTATCAGGACGTTGCCTGTACCATTCGCACTGATTACTAGGTCTGCATCTGTTTCCGTTGCTATGATTTCATTGTCCGTGATGTCGACTTTTGATATCTGCACGGAACCTGTGCCATTCGCAGATAATTTAAGATCATCATTGGAACGTATGACCTTGATCACGTTGTCGGTCAAGTTTATGCTTGAGTCTATGGTCAGGTTAGAAACATTGACCACACCCGTCCCTCCCGGGGTTAGGTTTATGTCCGCGTTTGAACTGGAACTGATAATGTTGTCATTGAAAGTGAGGTTGTCCATGGTGGTCGTGCCCACGAAAGATGATACTCCCGACACAGTCAGTGTAGAAAGTGTGGTCAAACCATCCACGTCCAGAGTGGATCCGGCCTCCACAGTCCCCTCGAATGTTGGTTCTGCTATCAGTGTACCATCCACTACAAGGTCCTCGTTGATGTTCACAGAGGATGAGTCAATTGCGTTTATCGAAGTGCCCGAGAATCCAAGTCCGTCTATGACTAATTGTCCCGACCCGCTTGGTATGAATTTTATGTCTTCGTTTGATCTGGTGCCCTCGATATTGTTGTCGTTGATACGTATCGCTGGAAACAATATGCTACCTGTCCCAGATGGTTTCAACACTATGTCCGCGTTGCTATCGGTTGAACTGATCTCGTTTTCAAAGAAACCCAGCGAGGTGTCCACCAACGGATCCGCGTATAACTCCGTGAAGTTGTTGTTGATCTTTATGCCCGCACCCCGGATGGTATCGCCTGTGCCATCATCTGCTATTGCACCGATGTTGATTACTTCCTGGGCCATGTTAGATACTCGCTAGTGTGATCTTTTTCCATATCACTGTTGAACCATCATAGTTCGCAGTGCATACATATAAATTTGTTGCGTCCCAACTGATTGAACCTGCCACGTCACCCGTGTTTCCCACGGCAGTCGCCGTTTTCGTGGTCTTGATCACAAGCCTATCTGCTTCTATCTGTACCTGTCCTGTGCCGTTTGGATCTAGTATTATGTTTCCATTTGTGTCAGCACTCAATAGTGTGTTGCCGGACATCTGTAAGTCACCCGCCAACTCAGCGAAATTGCTGTTGACCTTGGTCATGGCGGTACGTAAGGTATCGCCCGTCGCTGGATTTCCTGCTGTTCCTGTGTCTATCGTTAATCTCGCCATAATGTGTTATTCGTATTTATTAAATAGTAATATGTTCATAGAAACCCTAAAGACGATGAAGTTGTACAAGAGGGAGAGCAAATACGGGGTCATGCACAACTACCGTAGGCGCAACATGATCTATGTGTTCAAGTGCGACTCCTGTTCTGAAACATTCCAGAGGACCAAATCCAAGGTGGATCCCGCCCGTGCCTCCAACGACTACAAGCACGTGTGCAGTAATTGTGACTCCAAGAAGTTCGCCCAATCTGTGGGTGTCAAAATGCGTCGGGTGTACCAACTGGACGCCAGTAGCACAAAGACCTTATAAGGTCCTCCATTTGATATCATCACGTTGTCCGCTTATCCATCTCTGTAGGTCAGCATAGATGCCACACTTTATATTTGGTTGATCGAAGTACCAACGCAGGAACGGATTTCCCTCCAGGTATTCTTTCCTGTTTATGAAGTAGAAATTTGTCTTGGGAAATTTACGTAAGATCTGTCTAAGTTGATACATCCATTCGTACTTTAGGTATGCCTTCATGCTGGCACGGTCTGGGTAGTTGAGTGTGTTCTTGTATATGTTGTTCTGTATTCTGCTGGGGGTCTCCATCTCCCACTGCTGGGCACCCATTATGTCGAACGCCATTATCACTATATTTTTTATGCCGGACTCCGCGGCCATCAAAACCGCACTACACCCTGAACCACGTGCCTTGGAGAAATCATTGGTCTTGATCTTGCCACCTTTCTTTATGTCACCACCACGCCATATCCTGTATATCTTCAGTCCCTCGGGCACGTCCATCTCATGGTCATCCTCACACAGATAGTTCCAAACACTGATATCATCAGGACCGTGGATGTTCGGTGATTCCTTGCCATTGTTATGCCACTTTGACAGTTCTTCATACATTGTAGGGTTTACGGCCACTATGTGATCGCAAAGCATTGGATGATCTCTGTATATGGCATTACAACCATATATGATTCCATTGCCTTTCAAGTGATCTATTGGGAAGATGTTTCTTGATTCACCGTTGCCTATTATGAAAGCGGTATCCATTACACGCCAAATGACTCTCCACAACCACAGGCACTGGTCGAATTGGGATTTGTGATCTCGAACTGTGATCCGAATGTCTCCTCGATCCAGTCTATCTTGGTTCCGGCCACGTACAGCATGGAAGTCTCGTCAACCACGAACCTGCCCGTGCCCCAGTCGGTCATCTCGTCACCTTCCTTGACATCCTCTGCCTTGTCTATGAATCCCCATTCGTACTTGAAGCCAGCACAACCACCGCCGTTCACTGCCAGGCTGACCGCGTACTTGTCAGGGTTCTTTGAGAGCAGTTTCTCCATCTGTGCTTTCGCTGGATCTGTTATATCAAACCATTTCATACTATTAATTATCTCTATCTCCTACCACTGTTTTGTATTCCCACGCTCATCCAGAACCTGGTAGCGTCCAATTTCCTCTCGAAACTCATGTATGCGTTTTGGTGTTCCCAATGGTTCTTGGGATTCTCTATATCGCCCGCTGGTTCAAACCACCATCCCCACTTGCCTTCGCAGTTTTCCTGACACCATTCTATACACTCACCCATGACCCCATTTGAGTTGAGATCAATGTTGAACGAAAATTTTTGCATGTATCCACAATTGTCTGGCACGTCTGACATCTGTGGTTTCACTCTCTTCACTTTGACTTTTCCGTAACTCTTCATCACTTCCAGTTGTCTACCACCCATTGGTCCGCACACTCCATGGGGTTGGGTGAACCATGGAACACAGCCACCCGGTTGCCTGGTTCTATCTTGGCAGGTGTCCGGAAAAATTTCTTGCCATCTTTTGTAAGCAATTTCGTATCCTTTAGTCCAATCATCTCCCACTTGTAGGATCTTATCCATTCCTCGGGGAACCAAGTGATATCATTGTGTGCCTTCTTTGTTATCCAGTCCTGATCTCCATGATTATGTTGCATGACCTGTGCTGATCTGTCCTTGAAATCCATCCACAGATAGTCCATTGTGCCAGATTGCCATCTCATACAACTGGAGTTTGACAGTTTCCAGTCTTTTATTCTACACCTGTTGAAGTCCCTTATGATGTTGAACTTTCCTGTATGTGTAAACAGTGGATCGATGTTGTTGAATATCACAACATCCAGATCGAAGAACAAGATGTTGCCCTTGACGGGCATCTCGGGTGCGAACATCCACAGTTTGCTCCACCAGGACTTGATCCATGGGTCATTGGGCAACTTGACAACGTTGATGTCTGTGTCCAATCCATTGGGATCATCTGTTAGGCAGTGGAACTGATAGGGCACTGTTGTGTGCCTCGCCACCATGTTCTTGAGAATGTTAGCATAGACAGAAGGATATTTGCTACCCCACTTAACGCACACTACGTGATTCATATCCCTGCTTCAATCCTTCTATCTGTATCTGTCTCCAGTCATCGCTGTCAAGTGTGTATGGGTAATCAGTTTCCACTGATGGTCCATATATTGTCCTGATGCTGGTTATGTTCAAATTGTCATTCATAACTCTATGTATGTCATGTATGGAGGCATCTGTGCCGAATGTTCTCTGTAGATCCACCTGTCCTATCTTGATGTATCCGAGTGATAACTTTGGATCTTCCCAATCGTATCCGTTGTCATTCAACCATGATCTGTATTCGTCCATCTCTTTTTTCTTGAAATCGTCCTGCTCTGTTATCGTTTTACCCCACTCAACATCAAACTCACCAGAATAATATCGTTGGTGGTTGATCTCAGAACACAACGCCTCGGTCATCTTGGGTGCGTGTTCGTCCCTGAAAACTTCGTACAATGTCTTGCCAACCTGACTCCAGTGGAGATAGACACCTCCCAGTTCTCTGTCATACCTGTTTTCCTTAAACAGTTCGAAATCCTTTTCGTGTAGGTCGTGCCTGGGTGCGTTGAGGAAGGTAGTTATCTGGGACGGCCTCATCCATTCTGGTTCGAATGCTTTTTTCCTGTCAGCATTGACCCAACTCTCTATCTCATGGCAGATGTTGTTGAGTTGTCGGATCGCGTATTTGGTTTCTGCGTCTGCCTGTTTGTAGTAGTTGGACATTTGCCAGGCGGTGCCTTGTAGTTCTTCGAAGTACCTATGCAGTAAATTACATGAATCGTGTTTGAGTTTTTTACCTGGACTATTCTTGCCCACTGGCAGTCTTGAACTGTATTGGAAATCGTCAGGACTGAAAGGATGTATCTTTTCATACGCTGGACTGAAGTCAAAGGAGTTTATTTTTGCTATACTTTTATTAAGTTCACCTACGAGATGCTGTAAGTTTCGTTTGGAATCTGCGAAACCAAGGAAGCAGAAGTTCTTTTCTAATATTCTTTCTTGTTTAAGGTTGTCCTTCAAGGCCGCCAACCATCTGTGTCCCAAGGGGGTGTCGTATATCTGGAAGTAGTAGGCCTTGTCTGTGAGGCCCACCCTCACCATGTCGTGTATGAATTTATTCTTTCCTGTAGATGGCACTGTTGGCTCCGTGTTCCATGCATTCCACTTCCACAACATAACACCTATCGTTAGTTTGCTCCCTGATCAGTTTGTCTGCGAAATCAAATGCGTGTTTGGCGAACATTTCAGCACCAACACCATCGAACTCAACGATCTCCGCGAGGTCGTGTTTCTCAAGTTCCTTGAGTTTGTCCAAGTGTGGGTCATTGATGTCCACTGCGGTCTTGTGATCGAAATTATCCTCCAACCATTTCTTCAGTGGCTTCAGTGATCCAAAGTCCACCGCCCAGTTTTTGTTGTCCAGTTGATCGCAACCGAATGTGAATCTGAATGCGAGGCTGTAGCCGTGCAGTAGGTGACAGTGTGAGTGATCTGCGTTGGGTTGTCTGAACACGCAGGCCAGTCCTATGTTGTGTCCGTATGTTTTAGTTGAGTAGTAAGTCATCGTTTCTCCTTGCGTTGATGACTTGCAGAGTGTTTATAGAGGGGTGAAAGTCTTGAGTCCTCTTGATCATCAGTTCAACTTCTTGTCAATCTTCTGATCCATGTCCATCTGGAACGCCGTGTCTCTGATGCGATCCGTCAGTTCGTTCGGTATATTTAATTCTCCGTCAATGATGCTTTTGAGAAAGTGTATCATAACCGTGAACTCGTTCCTGTTGGCCACCGTCTCAGGATCTATGCCGTGTTTCTCCATGGCGTTAAGCATGGCTTCAGACACATCCACCAGGGCCTTGATGCTTGTTGAGTGTTTGTCAAAGTGTGCCATTACGTGATTATGCTGGGTTTCTTGGGAACCTCGATCTTGCTGAATACTCTGTTGTACTCATCAGCGATCTTGTCATTGATGTGTGCTATGGAAATCAGTTTGTCGATTGCGATGTTGAACGGTTCATCCTGTTTAGCAGTGGAGAAAAATGTACCAAATGCCAATCCCTGCGGACCATTCATCAGCACAAGTGCCTTCTCGATACTGACGTATCGTGTGTCGGTCCTGCTAAGATATTTTGCGATGACTTCCTCTCCTGAAGCCAATTTAAGAGTAACTAGATCTCCATCTTTTATTTTATCAAACATATCCTTATTATAAACTATCCTAATAGATTGTCAATGTATTTCTTCAATTCCTTGTCCTCGACATTGGGTGGTATGTGATTCATGAAGAATATCTGGTAACTGTCACTTCCGTACTTGCCTATTCCGTGTAATTCTCCGGCGTCCTTGCCGTCCCATTGGAGATATTGCTCTGTCATCTTTCTGATCCTTTTTGATCGCACCTCCCACATGCCTAACGGTTTCAACATCTGTTGTTGCGTGTTCAATCTGCCACGCAGATATGCCCGTGGATTAGGATATCGTGCAAAGAGTTTTGGTAACACTATTTTCACGTGTTTCCTGTATGTGAGATTGAGGCACATGACACCAACCATGTGCTTCCATTTCTTGTGTGGAGATTTTATCTGTTGTTGGACCATGAGGTGATCCACCATTGGTTTGATCATACAACAATTTTATAAGATATTATTTTTTTGTCAACTGCTTGTTGATGAACCGGGCCATGCCGTCGTAGGTTTCCTGGAACACGTTGTCGTGTTGGCTCCATTCCTTGGGCATCTCCCAACGGTCATGGTTTACCACTATCCATCTAGTGTCTGGATCTGAATAACCCATCAACTTGTGGAACTGGTATATCCAGTACGAAGGATCAACCGGTCTCTTGATGTAGGTGTATCCTTCGGAACCCGTGTACATGTTGTTGATCTTGTCCTTCTCTAACGGGTGTAGATCAAAACCTAACATGAATATGGCCTTGGGTTTGAATGTAAGGCCAAGCACTCCTGCGTATGGTCCTGTGCCCCAGTGGAAAGGTTCGTCCTGTCTCTTCTCTCCCTTGTAAGGAAGATCTGGAAATTTCTTCACGTTGGGCCAGTGTGCAAATTGGTCTGCCCAGTTGTCACGAGTGTATATCGTGGTGCCTTTACCAACTGCATTTACGGCCTGCTGGCACATGTGTCTGTCAGCACACACAAGATATTCGGTAACGTAGTCTCTGTAAATTGCGTTACAACCAATTACCGTGCTGAAAGATTTCAACGGAGAAATGTCAAATCCCCTACGGCTCTCACCGTTCCCTATTA